GGGCGTTTTGAAAAACTGCCTGGCGTCTGCAGGTTCCGGTGAGGAAAAAATGACTTGCGGGCCTGCGCCGGTGTCTTCGATGACTAGGGAAATTTTCATTGGGATAATCGGAGAAAAGCCGGAGCCCCCCACTAGAGGGAGCCCCGGCTCTTTGGAGGGTAAACTTAGGGAGTGACGATCCGCACGCCCATGCCAGTGCCCTTGGCAACGCCCCAGATGCAGGACACATTGATGCAGGTCTGGCCCAGTTCGCGGTTGTAGTACTTGCGGAACGTGAGCGGGAGCCCCAGATCGGGAACAACCACTTCAGCGATCTCGATCGAGTCGGCGAGAGCGGCTTCGGGGTTCACCCGGCGGGCTGCCATGATGAGCGCGCTGGAGTGCAGAGCAAACCCGGCGAGTGCTTCGCTGTTGGCGTCGCAAAGGTCGGACTCGTATATGTCAAAGCCGGACACGCGCGGGACGGTTCCTTCAGCCTTGAATGGCGTGATCCCGGGGATTTCCGCGCTGATGAACGTCTTGGAGATCGCGCCGTAGTAAGCCGGGTTGATGATGACGCTGCGGCCCATCTTGGGAGCCTTGAGCGTCTGCGTCAGCGTCACGCCGAGGTCGATCACGTCCTGCCGGTCAAAGTTGGCAGCGCTGGAGGAAAGAGGAGTCTGCGCGAAGTTCGCAGCAGTCACCAAATTCCAAAGCTGCCCGAACATGTCAGCGCCCAAGGCCTGGAGCATCGGAGCGAGGAACAGGTTCTGGAAGTTGATGGACGACTGCAGGACTTCGATGTCCGTAAATCCGAGCGTCACGCCGCGATGCTGATCCAGCGAGATCGTGCGAGCGGTCGTGTCGCCGGCCACCGGAGCGTAGCCAGCGGAAGTGATGTCCACAACGGACGGAACCGTTGCAAAGCGGGTTGTCACCGAGCTGCCAGCGGACGCAACGTCCGTCGAAAAGTCGGTTGTGATGCCACGCAAAGGAGCGAAAGCATTGGTCAGGAACGGGAGCGATTGCTGAGCAATCTGTGCGAGGAAAACGCCATTGAGGGCCATAGTGATTTAGTGTGTGAGGGTTAGAGCTGCATTGCTTTCCGGTTCGCGGCGTAAAACTCATTACGCTCGACGAAGCCCAGAGTCATGTAGTGCGCCCAAAGTTCGCTGCGGGTCTTCGGCGCGGAAAGTTCTTCGGGAACGATGGCCACGGGAGCCACGCCCAGGTTGGCGACGATCGCGTTAGCCTTTGCCGCTGCGTCAGCTTCGGCGGCTTTCATCGCGTCAAGCGCGGCAGCCAGGTCGCGGTTGTTGGCGTTTGCAACTTCAAGCGCTGCGGAGAGTTCCGCGCTGCGGGCCTTGAGTGCTTCAAAATTGGCGACAACAGCCGAGTGCTCGGCGGTCAGCGCGTTAAGCGCGGCGAGGTCTGCCTGCGCGGCAGAGAGCGCGGCCAGCGCGTCGGTGAGGGTTGCAGGAGACTCCATACAACCAAGGAAGTCGGGACAAGGAAAAGCCCGCTCCGGCCATGAATACCAGAGCGGGCCTGAACCCAATGAACAAACTGAACGCCTACAGCATACCAAGCAAAGTCTGGTACGCAAGCTCCTGATTTCCGATCCCGTCAATAAGGTTTGCAGCCCGTGCGCGCGGTGCCAGATAAGCTGCGCCGGTCATGTACTCATCAGCCACGAGTCGGTTGCGAAGGACGTTGTCCCGAAACTGCGCAAAGCTGTCGTCGACGAGCTGCTGCAGGCTAGCGCGCTGCGCTGGCGTCAAGGATGGCCCCATGCCTGCGCCTTTAAGTGGGCCAGAGGTAATTGGATCCCATTTGAGCCCCTCTTCTTCAAACATGCCAGACTGGTCCGTCCACGGGATGATGGTGCCGATGCTGCCCCAGGTTGAACCGATCGAGCCGTAAACTTTGTCGCAGGACACGGCGATGTTGTACGCGGCAGAGCAAGCTGTGTCGTCAGAATAGGCCACGATCGGGACCTTCAAAAACTGGATGAGGTCGGTGATTTCGGAACAGCCTGAGCAACTGCCCCCCGGCGAGTTAATCTCCAAAAGTACGCCGCGCACGTTAGCTTCCATCGCGGCTTCAAGGTCCTCGGCGACCCACTCGTAATCCCAGACGCCGCAGCAGGCTTCAATTGCGCTGATTCCCTTTGCTAGCGTGCCCTCGATGCAAATGTGCGCAATGCCCTGCCCGTCGATCTCCATCGGTTCGCGCTGGGATTTCATCATCCCCTCGTACTCGTCCCCGTTGGCGCGTACTAAACGGGCCTCGACGAGCTTGCGGACCGCAGCGTAACCTCCTGGCGTGATAAGCCAAGGACGGTAGAAAACCTGTTCGATGATGCGCTGAAATTTCATTCGGTCGGTACGGATGTAACGGGATTCCCGTTCGGTGTGAGTAAGCCGAAAACCTCGCGAGTCAGCCCCGAGCGTTCAACGCGCTTTTTGATCTCCAGTTCCTCGCGCTCTACTTCGTCGAGGTGCTCTTCGAGAGTCTTGGAACCACTGGCAAGGATGTCGGTCATGCTGCGCATTCCGGCGCGGTAAGCCTCGATTGCGTCGCGAGAAGCGTAGCCGGAATCTGCGGTCAGCCTGGCAGGTTCGGTAAACCGGAATTGATATGCGCCTCCACGGTCGCGATCAGTTCCCCGATACTCCGGCAGGATGCCAAGTTCCACAAAACGAGCCACTGCGTAGGCACACCGGCGCTTGCAAAACGCCGCCAGGTAAGCGTGCCGCTCAGAGGTGATGCGGTTAACCTGTTCCAACACGATGCGGGCAGATGCGCCGCCCAGTTTGCTCATGTCCCAGCCAAACTCCGGCGGCCATTGCGCGGCCAGTAGTGCGTTGCGGATTAGACGCTCCTGCAGTCGATCCTGAGCTTCCGTCGGAATCTTGGCGTCAATCTGGTCGATCGATTCTCCTGCGCCTGCGGTCAGGTACTCGATGCGGCCACCGGCCATCGGGGTCATGCGCAGCCCGGGACCACACTGCGGCATGTTTGTTTCGGTGAGCGCGTTGTAGGCATCCGACGCGTCTGCCATGCCCTGCTGATTTGTGACGAGCAGCCCGATTTTGGCAGCCATCCGGGAAGCGGACTGGATGTCGTCCCCAAGGTCTTTGAGGGAAATCAAATCGCGGATGGCGGGAGCAAACGCGGAAATCCCGCGCACCTGGTCCACTTCTCGCGGGTCCATCGTAAGCATGCACGCCTGGACTGGAATGTCCCGATCCTCTGCGCCGCTTTGGTCCTCTCCCAGCACGCGGTAGGCGATGGCGCGGTTTGTCTTCGAAAGGATTACCCCGTTGTAAATCCGCAGGCCACGATATCGGCCCTCGGTCAAAATGCCGTCGTCCCCCCGGGAACCGATCTGATGCCACGGCACCTGCTGCAACTGCGGGTAGCCATTTTGCGACGTGGTAAGGATCGTCAGCAAATCACCTTCCCGGTCAATTGCGGTGGACTCCAGCCGGAGCCCTTCCCACCAGCTTTTGCCGTCGAGGTAGGCAATTTGGAACCAGTCCAACAGCACGGCCTCGGCCTGTTTGCCCCACTCCTTATCGGCGCCCACAAAGATTGGCCGCATTGCCATCCCGACGGATAGCATGGACTTCTGGTCGATCGCGGCATTCACCATGCCGTTGTTCCAGTACAGCTTGCGCGCGGCAGAGTTGACCGTGCGCCATTCGCCAACGGTCAACTCTTTGCTGATGCTCTGGGTGTGATTCCTCCACCAAGGCTCACCCCATACGCCGCCCTCCACAAGTCGCTGCCTGCGATAGGCTCCGCCGTTGTTGGCGGCCACTTTCGGCGCACCAAATCCAGCCAGCTTTTTGATGCGGTCCAGAAAGGTCATATGAAATAGGCCTGAGTCCGGCGGACCGGCGCGTTGATCCCGGCGGCTTTGTAGTTTAGCGCCTGCTGCGCCAGCATGATCACATCCAACGGGCTAAGGGTCCCGCCCACATTGAACTGGAAGCTGGCACCGTCAATACTACTGGAAACCAGAGAACTTTTGCCAGCGCTGACGAGGTCAAACTTTTGGGAAATGATGGCCCGCAACTCAGCCACATCGCGCGTGAGAAACACTTGGAGCAGGAGCTTTTGGTCGGGAGCCATCTATCCAGAAGCATCGGGACAAGCAAAACCCCCGGACATCCCACTCGGGAGCCGGGGGCGAGTTGCCCGGAGTCCACCCCCGCAAAGGGTGGTTTTTGGTTGAAATTGCAGACTAGCCGTCCGGTGCAGGCTCGTCAACCTCCGGCGCGCTTGAAATCATGTCCGGTAGGATGCCTAGGATTTGAGCGGCGAGCACGTTCATCGCTTCGGCGTCCCACATGTGGTTGGGTCTGCCTGTAGCGGTCCACCGCAGCCGGGTCTTTTTGGTTCGCTTGTCTACGGTCGCCCGCTTGCGTTCTGAGTTGAGGTGCCGCACATACTCCGGCGGAGCGTCCTGCGGAAATTCCCAGACCGGCGAGCCAGTGTTTCGCAGGTTTGCGAGGATGTCCTTGATGGGATCGGATGCCCAATAAAAGAAGGTGACAAAAACACGCTTCCCAGCAGCGTCCCGGGTGGTCGGTGCCACCACGCGATCCGGTGCCGAGTAGTACCGGCGGATCGGTTTGCCGTCCTGCCCCCGGACCGTAAAATGATCCTCTGCGCGGCCCACAAGCGCCGTCCACCCGTATTTTGCGCAGGTATCGTAGACGCGCCCATGAAAGCTGTTGCCAGCATCCAGCAAAGTGCGCTTGTCTGGAACCTTCAACCGCGTCTGGATCTCGCGGAGCTGGTCTACGGTCAAGATTTTGCCAGCCCAGAGTAGGCGACTATGCCCGTCTTTTAGCCAGACGCGGCAGATCCCCCAATAATGGTCCTGCTGGCAATCAACGGTT